CTCGCCGTCACGCTCACAGGTAATATCATCACCACCGTTCTGCTTGAATTCGGCGTAGCGACGCAGGATGACACTTGCATATTTTTCGTCGAGTTCGAGCATATAGCAGGTCCGATCAAGCTGCTCGCAGGCTATGAGTGTCGAGCCGCTGCCACCAAAGGTATCCAACACGATGGCATTTGCCTGGCTGCTATTTGCTATGGGATATGCCAACAAGTCCAGTGGTTTGCTTGTCGGGTGGTCGTTGTTCTTCTTCGGCTTGTCGAAGTTCCAAATGGTTGTCTGCTTACGGTCGGAGTACCATTTGTGCTTAGCGGTATCTTTGAAGGCGTACAGTACCGGTTCGTGCATCTGTTGGTAATCGCATCGTCCGAGTACAAGGGCATTTTTCACCCAAATGCAAGTTGTGGAGTAGTGGAATCCTGCATCTACGCATGCGCGGAAGAAATTCACCTTTTCTGAATCTGAATGGAAGCAGTAAAAAGCCCCACCGTCGGCAAGGTTCTCGTAAAAGCACTTGAATGCTGAAAGCAGGAAAATGTAAAACTGCTCTGCGGCCATGCTGTCGTTTTTAATTTTTAACCCGCTGGCTGATTCGAACGACACATTATACGGCGGGTCAGTCAGGATGAGGTTTGCCTTGCGGCCATCCATCAGCCTTTTGACGGTGTCTGCCTTTATGGCATCACCACAAATCAGTCGGTGTCGTCCAAGGGTCCACACATCGCCGGGCAAAACAAAAGCAGCCTGCTCAAGGGCGGCTGTCAAATCAAAGTTGTCGTCTTGTACGTCGCCGCCATCAGCAGCAAAAAGCTTTTCGATCTCGTCCAGGCCGAAGCCGGTGAGTTCAAGGTCGAAACCGAGGTCTTTCAATTCTCCGAATTCGAGAGCTAATAGTTCCTCGTCCCAGCCAGCGTTCATGGCAAGCCTGTTATCGGCTAGGATGTAAGCGCGCCTTTGAGCATCGGTTAGATGTTCTGCAAATACGCACGGCACTTCGGATAACCCTTCCGCTTTGGCTGCAAGTATGCGCCCGTGTCCAGCAATGATGTTTAAATCTTTATCCACAATGATGGGATTGACGAATCCGAACTCACGGAGTGAAGAACGAAGCTGAAGAATCTGCTCCTTGCTGTGGGTTCGGGCGTTCCTCGCATATGGGACAAGGCGGTCGATATTCACCTTTTCAAATCGTTCTGTAGTCTGCATGTATTAAAACCCCCTATTCGTGAGTAGTTCCAAGAAGGCGTTCTTCTCGTCGTTCTGATTGTTGCTGTAACGATTGATGATTTGCATGATCAGGTTGAAGTCAGCTTGCATCGCTTTGTAATAGCCTGCGCCTGCCGTGACGTAGGGCGAGAGCTTCAGTTCTTTGGTCATGCGTCCGATTTTACGGTTCATCGCTTCGCAGGCGAGGAAGCCCTGCCTATTCAGCACATAGTCCGTTATCGTCTGCGGGGCGACCAAGCCGTCGCAACCACGAGCTGCAATGTATTCTTCAATTTCATTTCGAAGAATATCCGCTGAGGGGACTTCCTTTTCGCATTCCTTCATTGCCACACCGAAATAGCCAGCCATGACATTTTGAGATGCAAGCTTTTTAATAGTCGGCTTTGGTGTTGATTTTGTGACTGTTGATTTACCTTCTAACTTTTTATCGATTGGATTCTTCCGAGGGCGGCCTGCCCCCGGACGGTAGCCTCCGCTGGGCATTAGCGTCACCTCGCTTTGATTTTGAATTTCCGTTTTGATTTTTTGATTTTTGATTTTTGAAAAACGCACACGAAGCCCCACGCCGCTGTCCATTTTGAAAAGTTCTAGGGATTTTTCATCCCCCGGGTTGGCTATGACACCAAGTCTTGTCCCTTACAATATCGCTGATATGTCTTTGTGTGACACCGAACTGTTCGGCTAATTCTCGTTGCAGAAAACCGTGCAGATATAACCGCTTAATCTCATAGATGTCAGACAGTTTCAGTTTTGCTGCGACAGAATTTTCGCCATAGCGTATGCAAGCAGCAGTTCCATGTCTAATTGAATCTTGAACATTTTCTTGCGGTGTTCCCCAGCAAAGATTGAGTAGGCGATTATCAAGTGAATTTCCATTAAGATGACGGCAAACCATTCCTTCCGGACGTACACCTACAAAAGTTTCTAAAACAAGTTTATGAACAGGCTCAGCAGAGAAGCTACTTTTTGCCTTCTTATTTTTCAGATTCACACGGTAATAACCTTTATGGATGCGTTGAGACAATAGCTTTCGGACTCCACTCAGGTATGAATATATCCGTCCACAATCGTCTGCATAGTACCCATCATAATTGGGAATGGGTTTTAAGTTCTCATTCATGGCTGGCACCCCACCGGTCGCCGTTCTCGACAGTGATTCGGGAGTGACAGGATTTACAAAGAGCCATCAGATTACTCTTTTCATTGCCGCCACCCTTGGAGAGCGGGAGGATGTGGTGGACTTCTTCGGCAGGCGTCAGCTTGCCTTGCTTCTCACACCCCTCACAAAGGGGATGCAACTTGATGTAGCGGTCACGGATGCGCTTCCAGCTTCTGCCGTAGCGTTTGTTGGACTGGGGGTCGCGTTCGTATTGGTTGTATTGTTTGTCAACGACCTTCTGGTGTTCGGCGCAGTATTGCTCACGCTCAGCGAGCAGACCGCAGCCGGGGTAAGCGCAGGGACGCTTTGGTTTATATGGCATGGGTTCACC